CTTAAATGTAAGCAACCCCATCACCTCTTTAACAAAGGTTGCCGTCTTAGGAATTTGCTTATCAATGGCATTAATGGCAATCGTAAGAGCCTGTTCTTCACTTGGATACCCGCTATGTTCTTTATGGAATTCTAAAGTTCCCATTACCTTTTCATATATCTTATAATTATCTTCAAAATATTCTTTGGCTTGTTCGCTTGACATTTTTATAGTTACCCCACCTCTCTCCATTTGAAATTTTGATTTTATCTATGTTACGAATCTGTTTTTATTTTTAATTAATTGTGATATAATATATAAATAAGGAGTTAAAAATGATAGATAAAAATACAATTATTAAATTTGGTATTCCCGGTAATCTAAAAAATATCAACCCCAAATTTTGTTTTGATGATAAACTTGCCGATAAAGATATCGTAGGCACTGGTTGCCATTGCAATGCTGATAGTACAAAATTTTTTCTATATTACACTGAAAAATCTCAGTGTATTTTTACTATGGATTTCTATGTTTCTGATAATTCTCGTAATATATTTAGTCAATTTAAAATATCTGAACGTCACATACACTTGCAACATATTGAAACCAGTGGAGCATTTAGGAAACAGGGGATTGCATCTTTCTATATCCGAAGATTAATTGATTTTAGTATCAATAATAATATCCGTATTATTACGCTTGATGTTTGTCCTTTTTCTGAAGATAAATCAAATATGCTAAATAAGAGTGAGCTCACTAAATTCTATACCAGTTTTTCCACAGATGACGTCAAAATTCAAATTATATAAGCTTTGATTCAGTCTTGTGTTATACACACGAGTATCTGAATTGTCTACTCCTGGTGTCTTGGTAACAATAACTATTTTAACCCCTTTTACCATATAAGATGAAATCCCTCTTTTATTTGTGATCCGGTTCCCAATTTTTTAACAATGAATTTAGCGATGGGTTTGTTGAATTCACATCTACCTCCCACATAGCTCATTTTCATAAATTTTCTCCAATCAATAATTTATTTTAACTTTAAATTAATCAGGGGAGCTAACTCCCGAATTACACTTGTCGTTTAAAAGTGTCTACTTTAATCTCATACTCTTCCATTCCTTCCACTACCCAGGAAAATACTAAATAGATTAACCAATGATATAGCCGTAAGTTTTGGGTAAAATCGCCGTATACACTTCTTCTACAATTGTGTTATAATATAAATAGAACGTGTGGTTTGCTTTACAGGGACGTAAGTCCAGTTTTAGTGAACCGCACTTTTTATTATATTAGAAAGAGGTGAGATATTATGAACATAGGTGATGTCGTCATATACGGAAATCATGGTGTTTGTAGAGTTACCGGATTACAGGATATGTGCATGGATGAAAAAATCCGCCCATATTATGTGCTCAAACCTGTTTACCATACTGCCTCGACAGTATACGTTTCAGCTATAAGCGACAGAAGAAAAACTGAAATTCGCCACATTCTCTCTGCCGATGAAATTTTCTCTCTAGTCAAAAAAATGTCAACTAAAGACTACACTTGGATTAAGGATAATCGTA